CTGAACAAAACAAAGAGCAAAAGCGACTGAGTATCCTTATCAACAGGACACGCGAAGACTATGCAACTCGCATGGAACTGCGCGACGACATGAATAAGGTTATGGACGCTTTGCATCGGGTAGAAGATAAGCTAGATAAAGTATTGAGTAGGGATTAAGTATGGCACAAGATGAAAGAGATGTACCTGCTACAGAGGAAGAAGCAAAGCAAAAGATGCTTGAACAGGCAACTCAAGCATCGTTGGAACCAGAACAAGAAATCACTCCTGTTCTTCAACAAGTAAAAAAAGACGAACTCCTCGATGCGTCTCAAAAAACAATCGGCGCACCTACTGTTGCTAAACCTGCAGTGGTAGATGGGACAAAGTTTGTTCAATCTCCACCTACTGTAACGCCAGCAGAAGAGTACAGATCAGCACAAGCCGAACCAAAAGTAGGTGAAGCAAAAGCGGCACAAGGTAACCTGTCAAATAACACCATTATGACTGCCGCTCAAGGGTCGGTTTCTCCCGCTAGTTTGGCTACAGCAGCAACAGCGGAATTAGACCAAAGAGCCACAACTCAATACCAACTAGCACAGTTGATGGCAAGCGTCAGTGCTGGCAAACCTATGCCCCCGTGGGCTTCTCCTGCTGTTCGAAAAGTATCAGGCTTGATGAACGCACGAGGTTTGGGCACAAGTTCTATGGCTTCTGCAGCTATGGTACAAGCCGTTATCGAATCTGGTATCCCTATTGCCGAATCAGACGCTAATAAATACGCGACCATTCAACTTAAAAACCTGTCCAACGAACAAGAAGCAACCTTGCAAAACGCCGCAACTATGGCTGCAATGGATATGGCTAACCTGAACAACCGACAAGTAGCAGCTGTAAACAATGCAAAGGCATTTCTTTCTCTCGACCTTGCAAATTTAGATAATGAACAAAAATCAAATACAATAACCTACCAAAGTAAGGTGTCTGCGCTTCTTTCTGATACTGCCGCTGAAAACGCTGCACGGCAGTTCAATGCAAAGTCACAAAACGAAGTAAACATGTTCTACGAGGAACTTGCATCGTCTATCACGAACACAAGTTTAAATCGTGTTGCAAGTTTAGAACAATTTAACATCAATACCAAAGTTGCTGTTGATGAGTTCAACGCCCAAATGGAAACAACCCGCGATCAATTTAACGCAAACATGCGGATGCAAATTGATCAAAGTAATGCAACGTGGCGCAGAAACATCAACACGGCAAATACTGCTGCACTAAACGACGCAAATCGACAGAACATACTCAGCCTGTTGGGTATTCAGCAAAATGCAATGAATAACATTTGGCAAGCGTACCGCGATCAAGCATCTTGGAACATGAAGGTTTCTGAAAACGCAAAGGATCGTGCACACAACGCAGCTATGCAATCTGCAGCAATTGCAGCAAACAAAGATATGTACGAAGACAAGTTTGAAGACTACTTGATCGTTACCACGATAGATAACATATTCTCATAAGGAAAGAGACACGATGGCAACTAATTGGATAGCTTACGGTGCTGCTGCCTTAGTTGGAAGTGCAGCCAAAACATATTTTGGTGGGGAAACAACTGCAAGCAACGAATTTGAAACGTTTGGTAAAGATCAATCCCTAGCAAGTAGTGTAACAGGTGCAGCTATGAATTTTTTGGACATAGATCCATATCAAGGTTCTAGCTTACAATCGACGGTGAACAAGTACGTTCCGGGTTGGGTAACAACAGGTATAAGTAATCTGGCTAGTGGCAGCACAGGAAAACCTACAAAAACCGAAACCAAAAAGAATGACATGTTTCGGGATATGCGCCAACTACCAGACTATGATATGGTATCACCTAATCGTATTCGTACAGACACAGATTTTTCAGCGTTGCCAGTCGGACGAAACGGCCTCGTGCAAGCATCTCTTTCCAACCCAGACCTATTGAAGTTTTTAGCTAAACGCTTAGAGACACGTGTACCTAAACGGATACTTGCACAAGTGCAGCCCGTCGGTTCCACGACTATTGGTAAGGTTAGTGTCAGACGAACAGCCACACGAACATCACCGTATACAAAAGGCATTGATAAGGATTAACAAATATGGCTAGAGATAAGATTACACCTCTCGCTGCACCACCCGGACACTCGCTAACCGACGAACCGGGAAGGTGGCCGTGGGAAAGACCCCCTGTCTACGCAGATCCAGATGATGCCATCGATTACATAACTCAAAAATTACAAGACGACAATACCCGCGAAGATCTCCTAAAGATGATGCTTGCAGGTATCACTGTCGAGGAACTTGTTAATCAGGTATCTTTCAAGGGATTTATGGGCGGCTATTACAATCCTGATGTTGCAGAACTAATCAAACCTGCAATCGGTGTGTTCTTATTTAGTATGGCTCTAGAAGAAGGCTTCGAACCTGTGATGTTCCGTGAACCACCAGAAGAAGGTCAGGTAGACGATGTCGGTTTCTTCAGGATTATGAAACAACGTAACCCTGAAATGTACCTGAAGATGAACGAGGAAATAAACCGACAGCAACGTATGCAGGTAGATGATTTTATAGAAAAGACAAAGGGCGACTACACGGCTATTGTGGTTGAACCGTCTGAATCATTTCTTGATGTAGAGGAAACCGCACGATGAGTATGGGCTTGGATAAACTTTTGCTTCTTGCTACGTATGCAGGTGGCGTAAAAGCAAAAAGTGATCGTGAACGCGAAGAACTTAAAAGAATAGAAGAAAAAGAAGCTAAAGCTGCTACTGCAGAGGCGGCAGAAGCAGAGAGGGTTCGCGTAGACGAAAACACCCCCCGATACGTTTATAAAACACAAGACGGTGCACTAGGTATGCATTCTATCGGTAGCCCGTTTAGATTGCCTCAAGGTTCTAAAATCATTCAAACAGGCAACTATAAGAGTGGTTTTAAAGACTACGAGGGTGATTCTAAGATTGAAGATATTTTCAATATTAACGGAACACCTATGACCCGTGCCCAAGCTGCTGCAGCTATGGGACCATCGGTAAACCAACTAAAATTGGGATCTGCTCAGTTTCCGTTTATCGGTCAATCGGTAGATGGCAAATACGACTACATAAATAAAGAAACCCTTGCCGCCTTAAAAGGACCAGATAGAGTTGAATTCCGTGACAGCTTTTATATCGGTGGCAAAAAAGTGGATTCAGAAGCAGAGGCTGTACGCATATCGCGTAGAGATGGGCTTCCTATTCGTCATGTTACAGATAAGTTTATAAACGGAAATTTGGAAAGCAGATCCGACAAGGACTATCAAGAACCTGAAAAAGAAACGGGCGACGAATACTCCTTTGTTTATGGCAAATCTCCTAGCGGCAGAGATGTTATTATAAAAAGAAAAGACCCTAACTTCTTTATAGGTGAGGGCTATCCGGAAGCCGACATCAGAAAAGGTAGATTTGTTGGGGATCGTCTTGTAACTGAAATCTCTACAGATCTCAGAACTTCCACTGCAACTCAGTACATCTTAGATGACGGAACTGAAATATTAGATACAGATGATGAGTTTACCAATAAAGATAGAGCACGGGCTACTCAACAACGTCTCGTAACAATCAGTGCAGACGGTAAAACTATAACACCGAAAACCGACTATTCTTCATTCAGTGCAAAAAAGGAAAATGCAGCAGCTTCTAAAGCTATGGATTTGTCCAAGTATACTGTACACATGGAAATGCCAAACGGTACTATTATAGGTGCAAAGGATGAACAATCTGAAATAGAAAAGCTAACAGCTATTCATTCAAATACATTCCCTAACCTAGAATACATAAATTCTAAACCAGAAATAGCTGCAGAATACGTTAGAAATTTTGGGCCTGTACTTATTAATTACTTGAAACCCACTACGATGCAAGAGGGTCAAGTGTCTATAAACTTGACTACGTCTGCACGTAATGCAGCTTTGAATCAGGGTTTTGGTTCTATGCTTGCTGTAAACGGCATGAACGAGTATCTTAGATCTATAGATCTGCAAGGAAACGAAGACAAGAAACAACAGCTTCAAGTTACTTTAGGACAGCAGCACCCTGACAGCGCAGTCGTTGTTGTCGATGAACCCGTCACTGATCCAGCAGGAAATGATATTGGTAACCTGATTGTAGGTAAGGTCGCTGGTCCAGAATATAAGCCTTTCGTTGAGTCGGTTTTGTATCCTACACTACTTTCAGCAACAGGCGATAAAGTTAAGGCTGAAAGATTTTTAGGTAGGTTAATTAAGGATAAGGTAAACTACGTTACGGGCGAAATTTCTAAAGATCCCAACGGTAACCCTATTCCTTCTGAGAACCAACCTTCATTAGACGCTCTGAAAACAATGGCTAACAACATAATTGTACCGGGTAAAACCGTGCAAGATAAGCCTAACGAGCCTCCTAAACAGGTTGTACCTCCTGTTACTGAGTTAGATGCGTTTATTGCAACAGTAAATGCGTCTGATCCCGATTCAGATTCAGTTTTAATCGCTTTAGATTCAGATGCAAAAAGAAGAATAGCTAATCAGGCAGTAGCTATAGGCGGCGGTGATACTGAAGACATAATCACAACAGTCAGAGGATTTATGTCTGTCACAGGGGCATATCAAACAGGCTTGCTACAAGAAAAGTATGGTTTGAACAACACCTCGCAAGGCCAGCAACGTAGACTAGACTACAAAGGTGTGGTCGATTCAACTAACCGTGCGGATGCTGTAATCGTAAACGCCCTTAGAACTTTTGTTAATCCTGTAGATGGTAGTGATTTACCTAGTACTGCATTTGCAAATGCTCTCTTAACAGTAGAAGGTATCCAGTACTTATCAGGAGAATTTAAAAACCGTCTAGTAAAGTTTGTTACGGGTGATGATCCTACAAACTTAGACGAAACTGAAGTAGCTAACACTTTTGTAAATAGCCTGTTATCTACTGCAGGTAACGCCGTTGACATGTTTAGCCCAGCGGCTGTACAGGAACTGAGGAAAGACGCAGCACAAGTTGCAAAAGCAATCAACGAAGCTGACAGTGCTGAAAAAAGACTTCTTGCGGCTCGTGAATTCCACATCACGGTTCTTGCCTACGAACTTGCTGCAGCTATTCAGGGCGGCACAGGCGGACGTACAATCTCTGACCAAGACGTGGCTTTGATATTAGGCTCACTACGTCAGGGAACTTTTGCCAGCCAGAAATCACAAAAAGCTGCTTTATTTGCAGCACGGGATATGCTAAAAGACATACGTATACGTGCAACTTACCTGAGTTCACCTAACGTTCTTGATAATGCAGCGGTTGCTATTGCTGACGACTTTATGACCCGTGCAGATGTCATAGCACAACCGTACACCAGTGTCGATGCAGCTATCAGCTATGCAACAAACAAACTTAATAAAGCACTGGCAACAGGCGAAAACGCGGCTGCAAACATGAGTGAGGCTGATCTACTGAAAGCATACAATCGTGCTTTGAGTCTTAGAAAACAACCTGCCGTAACCGAACTTACTGACGAAATTAAAAATTCACCATTGTATAAGGCCACCGTAGCCGGAATACGCGGGAGTTAATATGCCACAAGACGGGTTTTCACTGTTTGAAGATGTAGCTAAAAAGGTTGCTAAAACTACCAATCCTACTGTAAGTCTTTTAGGAGAGGCGAAGGAGCAAACCGACCAGCTTCAAGTGCCTAGAAAAACATACGCACCTCTACCGTCAGGCGAAGCTGATCCACGAGGTGAGGACTTTCCTTTCCTTGCACCGTTTGGTTTAGGCAAAGAAATATCACAAGAACCTGCCCTAGATCCAGACCCACTCAAGATTGAATACGAATACGGTGAACCATTCTTGGGTGCAAAGGCTGTAGTTAAGCGTCGTCGTCCAGTTTTGGATGAAACAAAAATCACACAAATTGTTTCTGTACGAGATTTGGACTTAAAAAAACAAGACGTGATGGAAGCAAACTACGCTGAGTCAAAAACTGGCGAACGGTTTGCGTTTACCTCTGCAGACGACTATGAAACAAGACTAAACATCTTAGATCAGGGAAAAGCAACGAGTCTTTCATATCAAGTAGGCGATAACGTTCAGACTGTTCCACTACCTTATGATAAACTAGTAGAAGATCTCACCAGTACTCCAGAAAATATTCGGGATAAGCTTGCGGCTATTCCTATGGTTTCTGATGAAGAAAACTACAGATATATGATAAACACGGGCGTAGATGATGAAACCAACCGTGCAATTTTTGCCAATCAGTTTGTAACTTTCCTAAGAAATCAAGGTGTCAAAGATGACCGTACAATCGCTGGGATCGTATCCCACAGCGTAAATCTTCCACAATTCGGTGGGGTCGGTTTTGGTGATGCATCAAAACTAGTCGGTTTAACGAATGAAGTAGTCAAGTTTCCGTTTGAAGCTGGCGCATATGTTCTGGGTGAAGCCTACGACGCCATATCTGAGGATATGGATACAGAAGGTTTTGATCTAGGTGATTCTGTTGATCGTCAACGCTTCTTTGACAGATACTTTCCACGCATGGCGGCGGCAGTACAAGATAGATACACGCAGCTTGGCTTAGATGTTTCTTATCCAGTAGCTGAAGCTATTGCCCGGAGGTTTTCTGGCATAGGAACTCAGGCCGTAGCCACTACGGCTGAAGTGGTTGGACCAACTAAGACAGGAACCCTTCTAAAAAGAGGGTTTGATGTAGCTGGTATAGGTTTCGGCGGTGCTAATGAAGCCCGTATGTTCAAGAACTGGTCAGACGATTACACAAAGCGTTTCCCAAATGAATCCCCAGAAGCTGTTATGCAAAAGTACATCGACATTCGTAAGTCTCAGATGTTCGGTAAAGATGTAGCTGGACTATCACAGGAACTGTACGATGTTAAACTTCTTGGTGGTGTTGCTAAAATAGCAGCTAAACCAATTGCATTTATCAACGGTATTCGTGTAAGTAGTCGGTTTAGAGCAGGTATGCAGCTTACAGATGCCGCGTTAGCTGCAGACAATCGTATAGAAGTTCGTAACATGACAAGATACAGAACGAACTTACAAGGACAAAAAAACGGCATTATTGATCGTGCACGGAGCGAGGGTAGAGACTTAAACCCTAGTGAACTTGAAAGACTAGCAGAGGTAGATCGGAAACTAGATGTAACGAATACCGAATTGCGTTCCATCGTTGCACAATCAGAAGTTCCAAAGTTTATGCGGGAAGCTGCTAAACAGGACAAGTACATAGTTATAGGTTCTGTAGCTGCAAATCAAGCATTTGAAATATACGGTGGAGATCCCGCTCTTGGCGAATTTGTAGGTGTGCTGGGGGGTATAGGTTACAGCTTACTTCGTGGACGCAACGAGGCAAAGACACTTCTTAAAAAGTTCAACCTAGAAAAAGCCTCAGATGCAAAGCTACTAGATGCAGCGGACATGGTTCTTACGAACATGAGGAATCTAGATCCGGACTTCCAAGAAGCACTTCTGACTCGTGTGAAGTACTTTGAGGGTTTGAAACAGGAGTTGCTACAGGTAGGCGTAAATCCCGAAGTACTAAATAGATCTGTAATTCGTATGATGGGCTTGTCGGTTTTGCAGGTAATCGAAGAAGGTCACCGAATAGAGATGAACGGCCCTCAAGCTGCAGGGTTTGGTGGTAACTTTCAAGCCCTCACAGAGAACTTGGCACTACAACAAAAGTTTGCTGCAGAACTTCGCACTACGTTGCAAACACTTGCAAATGCACAAGGCGTACAGACAAAAGGTACTGCCGTAAACAAGCTTTATGAAACTGTAGATGCAGCTTTGAAACATGCTGATGGCATGATCCGGCAGTTAGATTCAGACTTGGATGTGTTAGGTCGTAACTATGAAAAGCATGTAAAAGGTCAGATTTTAGGTGGATCAGAAAACCTACAAGCGTTGTCTGACGGTTCGGTTGCAGACTTGAGAACCACATTCGACAATCTTGCTGAACACAACATCAGTCAAATAGACAATAAAAGTGTAGAAGCTATCCGCAACGAAGTACGTCGAACAGACGCCAGCCTCTTAGACGCAGTCAAGCAAAAGGCTAATCAAATTGGACGGGCGTTGCCTACACAGGGAGATGTACAAAACAAGGTAGAAAAAGTACTGCCTGACGGAAGAATCATACGTCCCGGACGTGCGCCTGTAAAGAACGGACAAATACAAACTGCCGGGGATGCACTAGCTGCAGTTGTTGAAAGCGCAAATTTACGGGAACGTAACATAGCTTCTGCGCCGTACCGTAAGCTAGACGCGGAAGTGTTTGTTACCTCGACGGGCCAACGTATTCAAGGTACGCCTACAACTGACGCTGGACCTGTTCTAGATGAAATGTTCAATGTTCTTGGGACAGACGACGGTATAACCATTCTGCTTGAGATGTCTGGTAAAACCTTATCTAGATCACAAAGCAGTAAAACCTTTGCATTCTTGGATGATGTTGCTGGCGGATTCTTAAGTACAGTTGCTGAAAGACAAGGCGTATCTGTAGATGACTTGGTAAACGATGCAATACAGGCTGCTGGTGACTATGACAAACGCATACCTAGAAACCTGTTCGCTGCGATGCAGATCAGAAAAGACTTAGCAGCCCAAGACATCGATGTAGGCGTTCTGCCTATGACGTTTATTCAGGCAAAAGAACTGACTGATGCGTTGGGCCAAATGGCATTTAAGGCACCAGAAGCCGCTTCTGCAAAGATTAGAAATCTTGAAAACATTGCGGAAGGAACAATGGATAGCTTCTCTGTTCGTTTGGAAAACGGTCAAGTCATAACCCTAGATCAGCTTTACGTAGCAGATGAAGCGTCACCAACAGGTACATCTTCAGTTAGAGAATACTTAGCAAGGGCAAACGAAGGTTGGTCTGAATACAAGCGCAGATTCTACGACGATGAAAATTTAAGTAAGTGGCTTGGTTGGTCAGACAAAAAAGCAAGAAAGCCTGTTGGCAATTCTGTAGACTATCCTCTTGGCATTGACTACGGCAAGAATGCCCCAACAACTTGGTTAAATCTAGACAAAGTAGCGGATGCCAAACCTGAAGAGCAAGCAAGATTGATGCGTTCTTTGGCAGAAGGTATCGGTCAGCTAGATCCAACTACAGGTACCTATCGTATTGCACTCAACAGCGCAGAAGGTCAAGCTTTCCGTGAGGTGCTTGGTGCTCACATGCGTGAATGGATGATTAATACGGTCACATCTGGCAAGCCTATTGACTTCAATGAATTCAGGCGCAAGGCAGCATCCCTTGAAAATGCATTTGTCGGATTCACAGAAGATGGCAAAGAAATTGCTATGATAGATAGTCAACGCATCATGCGCGATGTGTTCCCCGACTTTAGCCCAGATTCTTTGAATGAAGACATCTTCAATGCGGGTGTCGAAAAGATGAACAGCGCAATTAAGCGTGAAGCGGCACGGGTTACCAAAGAAGCAACCATAATAAAGAACGGGCTTCAGGACAGCCGCAAGTACCTAGAGCGGTTTTCTGCTGGACGATTAGATGCAGCGGATGCCGCGTCGGTTTTGATATCTGGCGGGACTGCACGGGTAGCAGAGGTCAAGCAGCATCTCAAGCTTCTAGGTCGTACAGACGATGAAATAAACGCCATCCTAAAAGCTTTGATCGTAGATGAGGTAGAAAAGAAAGCCTTTAAGCTTACAGGCGTACACACCCCAGACCCTGCGAATCCGACTAAATTGATTCCAGAGGTTGATCTTGATGACGAACAGCTAAAGACTATTATGGGCTTCAACGATCCTGCCCAAAGAGAAGTTGTTAAATCCATAGTCGGTAAAAAAACATATGATGTGTATGAAAGCATTGTACAGTTTGTAGCAAACGAGAAGCTTGCGGGTGTGCAGGGACTTAACATGACAGGCATCCCTCGCAAATTCTCTATCGAAAGTTACATCAGCCGCTTCTATGCTATCAATCGCGGTGTGGTAAGCTTTCGGTATGTTGGTACTGAAGCCGTACTACAGGAAATGCGCCGTAAAAATATGAGCATACTTTCGATGGCACTCACTAATCCAAAAGTCGGTGAGTTAGTTATGGAAATGATAGCTACAGGAAAGCCACTACCAGCACAAAAAGAAAACGAACTTTTTGAATTGATGGTTATCGGTATGGAACGCTTCGACAACTGGCGTGAACGGTCAAAAGACCCTGTAAAAGTTGTAAGTGATTACGGTCACGAATTTATATTTAACGCAATTCCATAAAGGTGAAATGATGAAACAGTATCACAACGGTCAGCGCAAGGGTATGATGTATGGTGGCAATACCCGTAAACCTATGATGTATGGCGGTAAGGCAACTAAGTCCCGCAAGAAGATGCAGATGGGTGGAAATGCAATGATGTCCACCAGCCAAAACCAACAGCAAATGCAAGAGCGGGATCAAAACCGCATGGGCATCATGTCTGGGCCTACACCTACACAACAGCGGATGGGCATGGCAGAAGGTTCGTTTGCAAAGCTTGCCCCGCCTTATGATAAGGTAACCTACGCAGACAAGATTGCTGGTGCAACAAAGGGGAAGAAACGTGGCAACTAAGTACGTATCTGCTCCTAAAGGCTATCACTGGATGAAACAACGTGATGGCAGTTATAAGCTAATGAAAAACCCCTCAACCGGATATAAACGGCATAAGGGGTCTTCTACTCGTGCAAGATTTGAAATACAGAAGGTACACAAAAAGTCTAAATAAACCGACTGGATTTCTCCATCATTTCATCACCCATCGATCTGAGATATCTTAACAGGGATGCTATTGAGTGTGCACCATCATACTCTGGCATCCCTTTATTTATTGTAGCTTCGAATTGATCCGGTGGTATACCATCCCAAACCAACTCAACATTCCCATCCTGATTTAAGTACGCTGTAAATTGAAATAGGTTAGCCTTATGCTGCTTCTTTGCCATTGACAGTCTCTAGTTCTTGTATTGCTAGGTTGTAACAGTCAGCTTTGAAAACAAAGCCGTTGGCAGGATCAACATCACCCACCTGATATTTGATTGCCTTCTTGTAATAGTCTGCTTTAGGTATCTCTCCCAATATCCAAGCCTTACTGTGGTCGGTAAGGATACGGACAAAGACATAGCTATCACAGTCCTGTTTCGTACCGTGTGCCGCCACAGAACAATCGTAGTTAGGTGAAGGGGTTGTGTTGCACCGCTTAGTCTTTACGTCAACACGTCGGTTTCCTACCAATAGGTCGTAATCCTTGCTGTTGGCTTCGATACCGCCAGTGTAGTCCTGTACGATAATTTCACCAATAGCACCGACAACATTAGATAGGCTACCAGTTATGCTGCCCTGTAGTACACCTACAGAGGCGGCTTTCTTTTTGGCGCGACGAATAATTTCAGGTGTTATTTTTACTTGGATCATAGATACCCTCTTTCGGTAGGAAGACCATAACAAATGAACCACAGCTAGGGCAACTCAAATTTGTTTCCATGCAGTATTCTTCGTCTTCTTCCGCGATGTCATGGTCTGCACCCCATACCAACTCGTGTTTACAATGCCAGCAGTTCAATTGCTTTCTCCTTACTTATCTTAAACCATTCGCCACGACGCTCGACAGATTCAGCCTCAAACTTATTTAGCAGGTCGGTTTCGGTAGCATGTCTGTCCTCTGTTTTTACAGATTTAATTATGATGTAGTCCCGAAAGGGTGAAGATGTTTGGTAGTTGGATAACCTGTCGGTTGCAATTGCCGCCTTACCAACCTTCACCCACTCAGGCCACGCTGGGTTCATAATCAAGTATACTTCCCCTTCGTACGTCTTTTCAATCTCGCTATGTGACCAAGCATCATCTAAGGATTTGTATTTTCCCGGTTTATGTAAAGGGCTTTTCTTAGATATTTCTTTACCATTTACATACATACGCAAGGAATCCCGACGCTTTACGGCATCAGGATTATCCTTGTAGTACATAGGCTTTCCTGTGTACGGATTTGGGTCGAAGCGATTAGGCACTTTCATCCTCTTTTGGTAAGCCTTCAAAACTATCATAGCGTTCATAGTCAGATAACACAAGGTCAAAACCGCTGTCGTAGTTGTCAGTCATTTTATCAACTCTCCTTTATACAAGTGAACTATTGGTTCTGCCTCTTTCAAATCATCCACATCCAAGCCATCTGCCAGATATGAAAGGTCATAATTGTCAGAACGAAACAGTTTCACTGTGCCATCCTTGTTTCGCATAGGCTCATCTGTTTCTGTGTCAATGACATAGAATGTCATGTCCCATACGCCAATAGCGTATGATTTGTTTGAGTCAAAGGTCATGCCGCACTCTCCTCATCCTGATACTCAGCTATATGCTTTGTAGCGTATATTACTACGCCGCATTTAAATCAACAACTTCACACACACCTGCAGTACAGGCAAGTTCACGAGAACCGCTGGTATTGTCTTCCTTCTCAAACTCAGAAAGCTTGTTCCAGTCGATAACCACACCTTCGTACAGCTTCTTCCATTCCAAGTATTCATCTGGTTCAATGTCTTGGTACGGGGCTTGCTGATAGGTATGATCGCTGTGCGGCAAGAACGATACACCTGATGCCACGTCAAAGTTCTCATACACCCACGCACCGACTTCCATCCACTCGTGTTCCTTAACCGACACGGTGATAGACGGTTTGTGCTCACACCAGTGAATCGCGTATGTCTTCCACAGTTCTAGCTGTTCAATAGCAGTAGTCTGCGTACGAGTTACGGCACCGTCAGGTGATTTCATTGGGAAGCTAAAGACTGTTGTAGAGTCCGGCTTCATCATGTCACGCTCGTTGTGTACGCCGCTTTCGATGAGGAACTGTGTCAACGGGTCTTTGTTGTCGCCACGAACCGTACGAATGAAGTAATCGTTGTGCCGTGCGTGAATACCACTAGCTGCGTCCACGAGTTGAGATACAGTACCCGATGGCTTTACACAGGTGATTGCTGCACTCTGAGGTATTCCAAGCATGTTCGCAAACTTCTTGTTTGTATCTACGGCTACTTGCCGCATTTCTTCTAGCCAACGCTTGCTGTCTACGTTCTTTGAAAGCACGTGATGATCCATGATACCAGTCAAGGATACGCCCAATAAACGCTCTTCCTCTGTGTTGTCCTTCCATATCTTCCTCAGGTATTTGAAGTCAGTCAAGGTAGATTGCAAAGTACCCAAGATGGTTGCGAGGCGAACCTTGCGCTTCAAATCATATAGCGAGTCGGTTTCACGAACCACCACCTCTGACAAGTTACAGAACTGGTAGCCACGCAAGATAATCTCAGAGCAGGGATTTGTACCCCACATGTGGCCTTGCTCACGGCGTCCGTTGCGACCGACTTGCTTGTCTGCCGCCTCACGGTTGAACATACCACGTTCACCTGACTTACTGTCGTACAGGGCAAGCCACTCACGCATAAACGTACCCATCTCAGGCTTCTGCTTGTAGGCTACAGAATTGTTTGCAAGCGCACGTTGCGGCTCACCTTCCCACCACATACCTGACTTAGCGTGTGCCATCTGGTCATCGTTTAAGTTAGATAAACTAATCAGGGCAGAGCGTCGTACGCCACCGACAACCACAATCTCGCCAATCTTACACATCAAGTCGTGGCATTCGATAGGAAACAACCGACGCCCTTTAGCTTTCTTGAATGTCTCAACAACAAAGTTGAAGAGATCTGCAAGAGGCTGGGGGCCGGATGCACGTCCACCCATAATCTTGAGGCGTTCACCTGCTGGGCGAACCTGAGACATATCCCAAGACGGGACTTGTCCAGCATAGAGCAACGCAATCAGTTCGCGCAAAGCTTTTGCCCATCCCGGTTTGCTATCGCCTACTGTAATTACAATATCTGAATCACCAAAGTTGTCTGACACAACGGGAAGCTTGTCCACGTTTTCCCGTTCAACGCTGAAACCGACACCCGTACCACACATCAAAATATACATACATTCGTCAAACGCACGGGGGCTATCAACAGGAATGTAGCTACAGTTATATCCACAGATATTATCACGAGCCAATGCAGACCCTGCTGTCATCATTGCTCTCATGGATGGCATGACATCAAGACTCAAGATACCTTCACGTAACTCGTCGGTTACCTTCTTGTCTAGCTTGACGTTGCACTTACCTTGAATTTGGTTTTCCATGAAACCGACGTATCGGTCAACTGTCTCATCCCAATTCTCACGGCGTTGTTCATTATCTAGCCAACGTGCGTAACGTGACTTGTGAATGAATTGTTGATATGGTGTTGGTAACATGTTGCTCATGTCTTATTCCTCTTCTAATGTTTCGATCAGTTTGTTGAGATACCACTGGGCTTTTTCAAGGTCTTGGATTCCGTTTTTGTATCGGTATCGCCAGAGGTATTTGATGATGTTTCCTTGCAGGTAGTATTGAAACCCATCGTCTGTCGCCGCCGCGATTGCGTCAACGCATTCGATACCTGCTTGATTGTAGTGTGGCGGATTATTGACAAGGTCTACTCCCCCGTATGCTTCTTTACCAGCATTCTCTAGTTGTTCCAAACGCTTCATGTAAGCTTCGTGTTTCATCGGTTATCTCCATCACCAGATAACTTACCACGTTTCTTGCGGCTTTGCAACTTCTTTAGGTTAGCTTCTGCAATAGTCTGCAGGTCGGTTTCAAGAACCTGTGCCATAGCCGCAACGTACCACAAGACATCTCCTAGTTCGGCACGAAGATCGTTTATCTTGTACGGCAATTCTTCAGGGGTATATCCGTCGCGTACAAACTTCTTGACCTTGTTGGCTATTTCGCCAGCCTCACCAGCCAAACCTAACGCTGTATAGATATAACCGTCTCTTTCAAAAAAGATAGCTGTACGCATTGCTTGTTTTTGATATTCATTTAAGTTCATTGCATCTTCCCAAAGTCTACTTTAATTACGTTACCTTCAACTTGCTTGGTTAGCTTGGGATCATCGATCTCTGCATCCTCTAGCATCTCTTGACCAACCAACTTGAATTGAATAGACGCCACGCCTCTGTCGTATACATCGTCAGTATGAAAGCGGATCAAGTCCAACACACCTTCTTGTACAACCATTGCAGACGTAAAGTCTTCGTCTTCCTCGTAGGTATTGTCGGTTGTGTCATAGGCAGACAAGGTGAATTCATTGTCACCTGTCGATCTGAGAATGATGTAGTATCTGTCCGGCAAAAGGGACATCACTTCCGCATTCTTGTGCATCTCTTCATCGTCTGTCATTTTTTATACCAATCTGTTGGGATTGAGCCTTCAGCCCATATAAAATCATATCGTTCACACCATGCAGCATACGTCGTCTTACTGCCTTTGTAAATCTTATTTGACGCCCGAAGAAACACAAAACGAATATCCAACTCTGGGTGTTGCCTCTTTACAAGCAACATCTTAACCCTGTCGTCTTTAGTCAGGTGTCCCTTTGCCTCGACGTATATGTCGCTTTCAGGTAGATAAAAATCGGGTGTGTAATTACGAGGTTCAGGAATATATTGGAATTTAGATTTTTCGTATTCGAATGGAACTTTATTATCTGTAAGTATTCTAGCTAAATTAAGTTCAAATTGTGATCTGTACCCTGCTTTTTTCAAAACTCTAGCCCTATCGATTGAAATCTTTTTATCAAGTACCCTGCCAGTTTTGGGGATAGTCTTTCGATGTTGGTAAGTTCTGTTGTTAAAGGGTGCATCGGCACACATACATAAGCCCCGTTAAAAGATTTTCTACTTATACGCTGTAATTCTTCTTCTACAGTCTTTATATCCCTAACTTCCGTATCTGCGTGAAGCGAACCTTCCTTGCTGTAGTTGTTTACAAGGGTGAGGGGTAGCCCGTTTTCATGCAAACGCATCTGGGCTACCCGACGTTCTCCCCCTGACTTGGAAACCGACTCAATGTAGATATGATGTAAGCTTTTATTCATGCTCATCAAATCTACCTCGTAGTTTTTTACAAACAGGTACGGCATCATACTTCCTTCTTCTTTAAAGTGGCGTACCAAACTTGCGGTGGATTCTTAGCCCGTGACGTAACACGGTCGTGCAAGACTGCATTAGGCCAGCAGTGATGTCTGTAACCACACAAGTTGCATTCCTTCGGTAGTAGTTTGTTTCCAGTCTCTACAACCTCGCCATCCTTCTTGTACGTTTCAGGCACAGCCTTGTACGGCTTGAATGGCTTTACGTCGGGGTTGTTAAGAAACTTGATACGCTCTGCCGCATCCTTCAGGTATGCTTCTTTGTCATCTTGTGACCAGTCAGGAACCTCAACGATAGCTACCTGACCGTTGGATTTGTTAACGACAATCCACCCGCCAAACGGCATGTCGGTTGCTTCAGCATACAAGAACCCCTGCATGAGATAGCCAAAGGGATCGTCTTCCTTTAGCTTTTCATATCCACCTAGTCCTGTAAACTTATAGTTGAATGCCCAATCACTGGCTGACTTAACATCCCAAACTTTCTCGACACCAGTTTCATCACGGATGATAACGTCAAGAGTTCCCTTTACAACCTCATCACCAATCTTCAATTCAACAGCACGTTGATAGTCAACGATGTCTACCCCCGCCTCTTTCATAATTAGCATGATGATAGATTCCGTTAGATCACCGAACATAAACCTGAACAGGGTATTATATTCCATCTCTTCCTTGATGCCCTGCTTATCCAAAACCTGTTGGCAAAGAGGACGACCCAAGCCCGACATACGAATACGGTAACCGCCGCGTTCAGTTGTAAGTTGTTTAACTACAGAGTCGCTGCATTCTTTTTGAAAGGCAGCAAGAGTCTCAGGGGAGACAGTAGTTTCCCCCCTGAGAGCCTTAGTCATGTAGTCTTGTATTTTAAGCAGCGTTAGCATCTTCGAAGTCCGCCGCCAGATCAATGTCGTCATCGTCAGCAAGAAGCTTTACAGCCTCACGATGCTGATTCATAACGTTCTCATTGTGACCCTTTACAGTCTCTGCAAACATGCCCATGAGTTCCTTATCCTGATCTGTGATATAGACTTCCTTCTCCAATGCTGGCACAGGAGTCCAGAAAGTTACGCTACCATTTTTATGGCGATGTGTAGTAAGGGAGATCTCACACTTCTGCATAAGCTTCTTTTGCTTAGACAAGCCGCCAATAAAATCGCCGATAGGTTTGTAACCGGAACGCTTGAAGTACGCAACCACTGGCTGGTCTTCAACCTTCACGTCGGTTCCATCTGCTGTCTTGAAGTCACCAGATATCTTACCATAAATAACCTGATTACAAACAACGGCACGTGATCGCAAGTAGGCGGGGTCATCTTTCGATAGTTTCTCCTCTTCCTCACGAGTCAATCTTCCAGCTTTATTGATACCATCGGTTGATGGGAACATACCAGACAGCGTCGGTTTTTGTACCGACTTAGATGAAAAGGCACCACTCTCCTGATCCCACAGGCTATATTCAAAAGTACGCAGTATAAATCTCATGCTTACTTTCTCTGCGTAGATAAACCGACCATCTAGGTACATCTTCCACGCACCACGAGGCAGGGTCTTACCATCTTCAGTCTCTGCATCGTAGTTGATGTTGAGGCGAGGCAAACCGACCTGACGGTTGGTATTACCGCCTTGACCGCTTGCTTCCATTAGGGCTTCAGCATCGTCACTATTAAATGCTGAAACAATTGCGTCCATATCGTCAATGTTCATTACGTCTGTCCCTGTATCCATGATTTTTCATGCTCCTTATTTTAGGGTTGTAGATAGATATTACAGTTCTACTTCTTCAGAGTCAAGCCAATTTTTGCCTATTTTTAATTCTATTCCGACAGGCATATCGTACTCGACACCGTACCGATTGACTGTTTCTTCAGGTAAACTCTTCATAGCATAGGCTAACAGCCCGATGCAAGTCTCTTTTTCATCTGGATGTACATCCAATACAATCGAATCGTGTACAGTATTGCAAATTACAGAATTCAGATTTCTTACACGCATCATTTTATCTAGGCGAACCAGAGCGGCTGGCAACAAGTCGGCTGTTGCAAACCCCTGTACTGGATAGTTACAGATAGCCGTACGGTTTGTGGCTGTACCCCACTCAGTCCAACGGGCTGACGGGAAAGCGTACTGTCTACCGCTTGGCAATGTTATAACTTTTGTTCTTACAGCTTCTTTCTGCAGTTCCTTGTGCCACTCAGTAACGCCCTCATACTTTTCCTTGAACGCACGATAGTAGCGTTGCTGATTTTCTGTACCACTGACACCGCCATACAAAGGCTTGAACGTGTGTGCCTTTGCTTCTTGACGTGTGCATCCGATAACGCTTGCAGTATAGCTGTGAACATCAGTACCATCCTTCACATCAATGTAGGCTTGTGCATCCTTAGACAAGAAACCCGCTACCCTGAATTCTAGTTGCGAGTAATCCCCCTCAAGTATAAAGCCACCCGTGAAGCGGCTCTCGACAACCTTCCGTATAGCGAAGGTACTTCCACGCGGCATATTCTGAAAGTTAGGATTCCTAGACGAAAGACGACCCGTTGCCGTAATACATTGCATGAATTCAGGATGGATGAAATTATTCGCGTCAACATTATTTTTCATTCCTTCTACAAAAGTTGACAGATAGGTACGCAAAGCACTGTAGCGCACATAGGCTACAACGAATTCGTGGGCATCACCCATCAAGTCGGTTTGTCGGTTTTCTAAGGTAACCTTGTCGGTTTTGAAACCTGCCGCCGCCGTGTCCATCGGATCACGAGGTATCAGCTTGAATCCAGCTACTTCCCGTGTAGGTATATAAAGAACACCAGCCCCGTCACACCGCCGACAGACACGCACAGCCTTTCCTATCGTGCCATCCTTCTTGCGTGGATGAAACCGACCCTCTCCCCTACACTCATCACACTGTTGTCCCCGTGTCTTGTACACAACTTCAGTCATGTTCTTCACGGCAGACTTGAACTCGCCACGCTTCATCCGTGTACGCATCTTGGGCTTCATTGTGTTGCCGCGCATCTCGTGTCCCAAGTTGAAGATGCGTGACCACGTCTTCTTATCTTTAACACGCCGTGAATAGAGCAACACGCTCCTGTCATCGGGGCTGGACAGGTTGACAGGGGTATCCCCCATAGCGTCCCGTGCGAGGCGTTCTAGGCGAACCTCAAGTTCATCCATCTCCTGCTGGTATTCCTGTCGGATATCTTCTAGGGTATCTAAGTTAATCTTCAGGCCATTCCGCTCCATACGAGCCAGAACGTCTGTCATCTCAAGCGACAATCTCAATGTCGGTAGTAAAGTCCGTTGCATTATATAATTCCTCAAAGGTAGTGCCAAAGGCTTCTAGCTGTTTAACTGCAATTTCTTCTGTAGCAAGTACGTCAGCTTTACCGTACTCTTCTACTATCTCCCACGGTATATCATAGAAGGTCTTACCGCTTTTAAGATACGGCTCCACAAGGTCTTTCTCCTTGCGGGTAACGTCATACTTTTCTGCAAGAGAAGCAAGTCCAAGAGGCCAACGCTGGGCTTTCGATAGGACATATTCCGCCACCATCGTATCAAAGATATGACCGTCATAAACAAACCCGCACTCCCGTATCCACGATAAGTCAAACTTGATGTTTTGTCCCACAACTACATCAGCTTCGTCAAGTGCCTCTTGGAATAATTCTGGGGCAAAGTCGTGGGCTTGCCTGTCTGCGTGGTAATAGCAGTGGTAGTGTATGTAGGGTGAAGACAGACGTTTGTACCCGATGGATACGAGTCGGTTTCCAAAGTATGGCAGGGCAGTAGTGCCGCCGCTATCCTTGTGTATGTGGGTTGTTTCCACGTCAAATGTCATAACGTTCATCAGTAATAAACCCCTCGTTCGATGTCGATTTGACCGTTGATCATACCGTGCCAACCATTCAGCTTATTCTTGGATATGCAAATGTGACGTACAGTATTTTCTACCTCACTAGACCCTGTCTTGCCAA